CCGTGAGTTGTTTAACAAGGCACTCAAGGCAATGCCACGTAAGTACAAGCAACGTCGTGCAGACCTTCGCTTCCTAGCAGGATCAAACCTGATTCAGGATTTCCTATATGCTAACAGCATTGGAACAAACCAAACAATTCCACAAGATATCGCATCAAGCGTAATCCGTGGTGGAACTGCACCTCTAGGTGGACCAGCAGGATATGTGGCACCATTCGCATTCGGTATTCCGATTGTTGAAGTACCACTTCTTAATGAGACACAGACAGGTTCATACACATCTCCATCAGGAGTACACGGCGACGTCCACTTGACATTCCCAAATAACGTAGTTATTGGTATCAAGCGTGATGTAACAGTTTACCGCTTCTTCGAGCCACGTAAGGACTCAATCGAGTACACATTGTATACTCGTGTTGGCGTTCAAATCGAGCAGGCAGACGCCTGGGTAGTTGTTCGCAACGTTAAGGTTGCTTCCTAATTAATTAGGATTTAACCAGCTGGAAAGGCCCCCAATTAATTTTGGGGGCTTTTCATTTTAATTTAACAATGCTATAATTGCTTTAAGTAGAAATAGGAGATTTGCATGTCATTTGAGACATTAAAGATATCAGAGCTAAAAAAGATTGCAGAAGACTTTGCAGTCGATGCCGACGGCCTAAAGACTAAAGCCGACATTGTTGCCGCTCTTGCAGAAGAGGGCGTTACTTGGTCTGTATATAACAGCACTATTAAAAAGATAGAAGAAGAGTCAGAAGATATGTCAGTAGAAATATTGCCAAAGTTTGATCCAAAAGCAGCACAGCCAGAAAACACAGTATTAGTAAGAATGACAAGAGAGAACTTTAGATTTGATATTATGGGAGTCACCTTCACAAAAGAACACCCATTCGTAGCAGTATCTGAAGATGTAGCACAAGAAATTTTTGATAAGGAGGAGGGCTTTAGATTAGCGTCTCCCAGAGAAGTACAGGAGTACTACAGTTAATCTAAGCCTATAAAATGGCAGAGATATTAATTAATTCACAATCACCGATTGTCCATCAGATCTTTTGGAATGGTGACATTGCAGTTGCTGACGCTTTACCTGTTGTAAAAATATATGACGTAACGCTAGATGCAAGAGTTAGCCCTGCCGTACTCCCAACAACCGTACTTGCAACAATAACCTCTACACTAGACGAAAATAATCCTGGAACGTATGTGGTTAACGTGCCCTATGCTCTTACAAATAGAAACAAAACATTAAAGGTAAATTGGGAATACTCCGTAGGAGGGGTGGCGGTAGTAAGATCAGATGATGTACAGGTAGTAACTCCATACATAGACTTCAACTATATTCAAGATCTTGGATATAGCACAGATTCTTCAGACCCGTCATATAAGTCTTACAAAGAATTAATTAGAGCAGAAAGATATGCTCGTAAACAAATAGAAGAATATACAGGTCAGAAGTTTTATCTCTATGACGAGACTTTGACGGTATATGGGTATGAGTATGATACTCTTCCATTGCCAGCTAAAATTTATCAACTTCACACATTGTCTGTAAACGACATACTTCTCAGAGACAATATTAATAATATTGATAATTGGAACTTCCCAGTTCAAATTTCTGAGAGCGGATATTCAATTAGAATCAATAGAGCAGGAATGGTAGACAATACCGTATATACTGCTAACGGAATGGTTCCTCCAAGTATTCACGATTATTCAGGAGTGTTTCACTCTGGAGTTCCTTACAAAGTATTTGCAAGATTTGGCTGGGAGAAAGTTCCTGAGAACGTAGAATTAGCAACAGCTGAATTGATGAAAGATTATTTTTCTAAGGATACTATCTGGCGCAACAAGTACGTAAAGTCTATATCTACATTCGATTGGGATTTTGAGTACACTGGAGATGCCTACACTGGCACAGGAAACGCCCTAGCAGATAATCTTTTAGCCGACTATGTCTTAACAATTAAAGCAGAGATTATATAATGAGTAGCATCGTAGACTCTGTCTTGTCTATGAATTTAGATGTTTATAGACAGTTTGAAACTCAGGATCCAGATACTGGAGCAATCGTAAAAGAGTGGAATTACTATAAAACAATTGCATGTCACGCAAAGGGTGTAATTAGCAACTCTGCAACTACCAGATCTAGCGATAAACAAATTTTTTCAAATAAGTATTTAAATGATCAAGTTATTCAAGTAAGAACTTCTGAAAAATTAACAATCAGAGAAAAGGTAACTAACGTAAGAGATGTCGAGGGGAATACAATTTGGAATGAAATTAACTATCCAAACGAGACCCCAACAGTATTTGAAGTAATGGGAACAACACCAATAACAGATCCATTTGGAAGAGTGATTGCTTATAACTCATCCCTAAAGAGATCGGAGAATCAGCAAATTGGACAATAGCGGAATGCTGATTCAAGCAGCAAGCGGACTTGAAAGAATGATGTACTCTAATCAAAACGGACCATTAAAAGATAGTACAGTAGCTCAAATATCAGCATACGTATATTATGAGGCAGCAGTTATATCTAAGCTAACCACCAATAGAGCATTTCAAAATTCATTTGGCAAGCTAATGTTTGATCAGATAAATCTTGATTTTGGAAACTATATAGATGCATTGGCTAGAAGTAAGCCTAAGTCATTACACCACGTTTACGAATGGAAGAAGACGGGCAACAAGTCAGCCAGACTATTTAAATTAAACAAGGGCGTACAGGTAGGATTATCATTTAGCATCAACTATCAGTTTTTGCCATCCAGAACAATAGTCCCATCATCCAATGGTAAAAGAAGACATATGTTTATTGACAAGGCTTCAGTCATGGAAAGAGGAGAGCCTTTGGTAATTAGGCCAAAAAACGCAGAGCGACTTGTTTTTGAGATAGATGGCGAAACGGTATTTATGCCAAAAGGAGCTTCGGTTACAGTTAAAAGACCTGGAGGCTCAGCGGCACGTAATCAATTTACACTAGCTCATTCAAGATTTTTTAGTGGCAATTTAATAAATGATTCAATCAAAAGATCTGGCTTTCAAAGACTATTCAACTCAAGCATAACAAAAGCACTAGGAGTACCATCAAACATTAAAAGAGTTCAGTATTCATTTTCAGCAAATACTATTAGATCTCAGGCTGACGAAGCCTTGACCCTAGCATTCGGAGGTGCAATGTGACGGCTAACTACAAGTTGGATGCAATGCTAGAATTAAGAAAGTATCTATGGGAAGAGTTATCCAGCAGAGAGATATTTGACGCAGATGATTACTGGAGCGATAACCTAAACGAGAATATTGTCCCAATTATTCCAGTTCAGCAGGCTCCAGAATTAAATCAATTTATGAGCGGAAAGAAGCATATTGTCTATGACAAGATCGGGATGTCCTACGATGATAACTGGCTAATATGCTGTGAGCAGATTCTGTTTACCGTATATTCAACTGCGGTGGCAGAGATAAATGAGATTAGAAATTACATGACAGATGAGTTTAGAAGAATGGACGAGTCGGCTAGAGATATAAACAGATGGGCAGGACTTTCAGATAAGTTTAAATTCCATAGCGTACATATAGCCGACATATCCCCAACGGCGCCATCTGAAGAGCTTCAGGGATTCTTCTCTTCTGAGATTATCCTAGAGATAAAGTACTCAAGAGACACAGATACAAATGGGGCTTCAAGCACACTGGGCAGATTCCTCTAAGGTTTGCGTTTTTACCCATACTAATATAAACTTGGCTTAAGAGGAAAGAAGCCTAGCCAGCTTGAATTTAAGATTTAAATATATATATATTGAAATATAGGAGGAAAAAAACTATGGCACAATCCGTAGGTAATGCTAGAAATATTCTAGTCGGTGCATCACCACTGTTCTTGTCAACTATTGACGTTAACGACGCTGATTACATCGAAAACGCAGAAGCAGGCGTTGCTATTGCAGCAGGCACTAAGACTGTCGGCGTACCAGCATTTGCATCAGGCGTATCATACGCTAACACACTAAATGCCGTCGATCAGACAGCAGGAAAGTTTGGATACCGTAACGTTGGTTTTACTAACAATGGTCTTCAAATCACATACAACCCAACATTCGACTCAGTAACTGTAGATCAGTTGCTTGATACAGCTAAGCTGTTCAAGTCAGCGATGGAAGTTATGATTGCAACAGAAATGTCAGAAGGTACTCTTGAGAACATTGCAACAGTATTCGGACAACCAGCATCAACTCTTTCAGACAATGGTTTGGCTGGGGCACAAAATAAGAAGGAACTCGGTCTTGAGGCAGGTGCACTTGGTGCAGCTCCAACAGAGCGTCAGTTAATTGCAGTTGGACTAGCTCCAACAGCATCTTCAACAGCATCAGAGCGTGTATACTATGCTCGTAGAGTATTGTCTGTACAACAGTCACAATTCTCACTTGCTCGTACAACACCAACAACATTCCCAGTAACTTTCCGTTTACTCCCAGATGCTAGCTACGCTGGCTCAGAGTACGGCAAGATTATTGACCGTGTTCTAGTAGCATAATAAATTTAATTTATTAACTATACTACAGAGGCCCCTAAGAAATTAGGGGCTTTTGTGGTTGTATTAGGATATTTCTTTTAGTATAATGTTTATGAGTAGATCCTAGGAGGACCTAAATTGGCAACAACAGTATATAGCGTAGAAGAGGTACAGCTTCAAAACGGTCAGACCGTAAAGCTAAAGCCACTATCAATAGCAGAGCTTCGTAAGTTTATGCTAGCAGTTAAGAGAACAGCAGAATCAGAAACAGAAGATGAGACCCTAAACATCTTGATCGATGCCTGTGCAATTGCAATAGAAAGACAACTTCCAGAACTAGTAGCAGATAGAGAAGCATTTGAGAACGCCTTAGATGTTCCAACTATGAATCGCATCCTAGAAGTTTGCGGAGGGATTAAGCTTGACGACCCAAACCTACTAGCGGCAGCGGTTCTGGCTGGTCAGAACTAGACTTAGCCGCTTTAGAGGGGGAAGTTTTTTTACTAGGACATTGGAAGAATTACCAGGAACTAGAAGAAAATCTTTCAATGCCAGAACTTGTAAATACTTTAAAGGCTTTAAAGAAAAAGGATTACGACAGTAAAAAGTTTCAGGCTTCTTTAGCTGGAGTAGATATAGGCGAATACGAAGAAGAAAAGAAAACTTCTAGTTTCGACGAGATACAGTTGAGAGCTGCAGGCATAACTGCTAGCGCAGACGATGTTGTATCACTTCAAGGAAGATTCGCAGCAGATGCTGGTTTCGGAATTGGAGCAGGACTAGGATACGTTAAGGAGTAATCTGAATACAAATGGCTGACGAAACAATCAGTACCAAGATAGTCGCTAATGCCGACTTTTCAGGTCTTATCGCCGATGTGCATAAGGTTACAGCCAGCCTATCAAAACTTCAGGAAAAATTAGCTAGCTCTAATAAGATGATGGCAAATCAGATTGCCGTCATGAACAGATCATTTTCTGACACACTAAGAAGTACGGGTCAGTTCTCCACACACTTTGTAAGTTTAACTTCAGATGTAGAAAAGTTTGGAAAAAATCTAGATAGCGGAAAGTTAAAGTTAAATCAATACTTTAATGCTTTTAGAGATCAGACTAAAACATCTGGTGGCCTTATTAGAGATCTAGCAAAACAACAGGTAGCATTACAAAACTCAGTTCTTCAGCCACTTGGAAGAAATGCACAAGGTCTTATGCAGTTCAATGTTCAAGTTCCAAGAGGACTTGATACAGTAAAGAACGCTGCAGCATTAGCAAGAACAGAACTTCAAATTATGAATAAGGTTGTCCAGGATGGTGCTGGTCAGATCATTAACTTTGGTAAAAATACTCAGTGGACAGGTCGTCAGTTAACAGTCGGACTTACCGTACCGCTAGTAGCATTTGGCAACGCCGCTGCAAAAGCTTTTAGAGAAGCAGATCAAGAATTAGTAAGATTAACAAAGGTTTACGGTGATGTTGCAGGAACTTCTGCAGTAGAGCTTGGCAAAGTAAGAGATGATGTTGTTCAGACATCAAAAGAAATTTCACAGGCTATGGGAGTTTCCTTTAAAGAAACAATTGCATTAGCGGCAGATATTGCAGCAACTGGAAAAACTGGAGACGATCTTTTAGGATCAGTAAGGGAAACAACCAGGCTAGCAGTGCTTGGTGAAGTAGACCGTCAAGAAGCAATGAAAGCAACACTCGCTATTCAATCAGCTTTTAAGCAAAATACAGATGAGCTTTCAGAATCTATTAACTTCCTTAACGCAGTTGAAAACCAAACTTCAACAACTCTAAATGACCTCGTAGAAGCTATTCCAAAAGCAGGTCCAGTTATTCAAGGATTGGGAGGAAGCGTACAAGACTTAGCTCTTTACTTAACTGCTATGCGTGAAGGTGGCATTAATGCATCAGAAGGTGCAAACGCATTAAAGTCAGCACTAGCGTCTTTGATTAACCCAACAGATGTAGCTGTTAAAAAGTTTCAAGGACTCGGCATAGATTTACTCGGTGTAGTAAATAACAATGCTGGAAATCTTACTGGCACACTAATGGCATTACAAGGAGCTTTAGATAGTTTAGATCCACTGCAGAAGCAGCAAGCGATTGAACAACTATTTGGAAAGTTTCAATTTTCAAGACTAAATGCTCTTTTTGAAAACTTAGGAAGACAAGGAAGTCAGACCTTACAGGTTTTGGATTTAATGAATCAGTCTACTGCAGGATTAGCTCAGGTGGCTGATCGAGAATTAACAGCAGTAACAGAGTCAGCATCTGGTAAATATAGAAGAGCTCTAGAAGGGCTAAAGGCTTCTCTAGCCGAAGTAGGAGAACAATTTTTACAAATTAATACTGTTTTAATTACAGTAATAGATAAGATAGTTCAGTTTGCTATGAACTTGCCTGGCCCAGTTAAGCAGATACTAGCCCTACTTGGTGGAGTTACAGCAATAGCTGGCCCACTTATTATGTTAACTGGTCTTCTTGCAAACTTCTTTGGTAACATGGCAAAGGGTGTATTCCATATAAAGGCTTTCCTAAAAGGTGGAGAAGGCTTTAAATATTTAACCCCAGAAATGCTAGCAGCGGAAAAAGCTGGCAAGCTAGTAGAACAATCTTTTTATAGTGATGCTAAAGCAGCAGCAGTACTACAACAAGCGCTAAGAAAT